ACCAAATTATATTCATGGCATTGTGCTACATAAAATTTCATTACATATTCCCCCAATAATTAACGATTAGCCATAGCGCGAGGACTATGACTAACCATATTAAAAAACCAATACCAAAGATGAAGCCGAGTGTTTCAATCATTAGTAAGATTCCTGGATAATTACATCCTTTTTGCGCTTATCCTCGTAAGTTTTAACAATCTTTCCGCATGGATAGGTTAAGAGCCAGTAGTCTTTACCAAAATTCTTGCTCATGCTTGGGATGTTTTCCCTTTCGGTTTTAAGTAAGCGTCTAGCTTCCTCTATCATTTCTCTATGCTGTGTCATGTTCGCTCTCCATAACTTCGGTATTAATATCTTGTAATTCTGAATTTTCACAAAGTGCTACAGGGTGAGTATTAATATTTTCTAATACTCTATCGTTTTTAATATCATCAGAACTTACTTTTACTTTGTAATAACAAGTCTGCTTAATTACTAATTCATTCATTTCTTTTTTATTCATGTTTCCCCCATTGGTAAATTTAAAAGTTTATCTATTCTATGCTCATCCAGTGAGATAAAGCGCAAGATTTCTTCCTGTTGTCTGTGTGTTAGATCGTCAAAGCCTTGTATATACTTTTGCGGATTGTCGAATAGATCGCGCAAGTATTTAATGATTTCGCGCCTAGCGAATTGTTTTGGTGTTAGATCGTTAATTTTCATCTTGGGTCTCCTTGACTGAGTCAATATTAAAATCGTATCTGGTATCATAAACCTCTGATTGTTGATCGTTTATTAGTTCAGCGTCCTCACTGTAATTAATAACTTTTTGCTTGGCATCTTCTACGCTGTTAGCTTTTACGCTGTAGGTTTCTTCATACCAAATTTTATTAAGCGCGTAGGCTTTTACTTCAAATGTTTTCATAGTTCCCCCTTGGTTTTATAAGTTTTTAAAATAGTTTTGACTTTGTTTACTAAGTCTTGGTAATTTTTCGCGCTGTACCCGTTAGCCTTGAATAGTTCCAAGGCCTTTGGATTGATTAGCGGGTTGTCATTGGTGTGTGCCAAAAAGAAGTTTAATAATTCTAATTCTTGGCGGTTAATCTTAGGCTTGCTGAAATTGTATGTTTTAATGTTCATTGTTAAACCTCTTCAGCAAAATATATTTGACTATCGCCAATTAGCACGCTGTCGTTAATTTCCCATTCAATAGAATCATCATTTTCTGCTAACTCTTCAGCTTGCTCTAGTGAATCCGCGTATATGTACGCTTCTTTTTGCATGGTATATGTTTGGGTTATCCTAAACTCTTTTAATGTATCAGCGCTCATTAGATCACCTCCTTTTGCTTGGTAAAGGTTAAAGTTCCGCTAGGGTCTGAATAGGTAAGCGTTTCATCATCTTTAAGAAAATGTAACTGGGCAATAAATTCATCATCTAGACCCCAATCATCCGAGTTGATGAGCGTATAGAGGGAAACCTTTTCTTTTGGTACTTCTCCATAACCATCAACCCAATCAACTAAGTATATCTTGCGCTCTAGCTTCATTCTTTGCTTGAGTTCTTTGGCATTTCCATAAAAGCGTTTGTTTCCAAAGTTAGTAATAATATTCATTAGATCACCTCCTTTATTTCTTCCACTTCATCCCAAATTAGACCACAACCAACATCAACAGTATTTTCAAAGTTCTCTCTTGCTTCTGTTATTGCTCCGTGTATGTCATGGTATGGATCATTATTAGCTAGATCATTTTTATCAAATACATCTTCAGCTATTTTTAAAGCTGTTTCTATGGTTACGATAGGACAAAGCCACCCATTCCATCTTTCTGGGTGAACATCAACAGCTTCATAAATCGGGTTATCTTTTGATCCCTCTATTGAAAATTTAATTTTTGAATTACTCATTACGCCACCTCTTGAAGTTTATTGATGTAATCAGAAACAATCTCTTCACCTATGATGTAGGCATACATATTTACAACCTTTTCAGCATCGCTAAAATCGGTTGATACTTCGCCGAAGCAAGATTGCTCATACTCTCTAATATGTTCCATAACATCAAAAACTTTATCACCTAGCCATTGCTTGGCTTGGTAAGTGCCTATGATGTAATAATCAGTATTGAAAGCATGATAATGAAGATCATCCTTATTCTCTTCTATCCATTCCGCATCTTGATCATTAATAAAATCATCAAAATATTCTTTTATTTCTTCTCTTTTATAATCCATTTTTACTCTCCTTTAATAAATGGGTTGCTTATACCACGAAAGCCCCGAAAAGACGGGGCGCTAAATCGTGGGGGGTTAATTATGCAATCTCTAAAGTTCTATCTTTTTTAGATATCCATTTAATATTATGGTATTTAAGCCAATAATTGTTTATCTGCTTTTTGGTACAAATATCAATTTTTTTACCATCTTTATATAAATAATATCTAGTCCATTTATTTTTATCTGCCATTTTTACTCTCCTTAATTAGTTAATGAACACTATCTATAATACGCACATTTTCACATATTGCAACATATTTAATAAAAAACATTGTTTGTTTATATATAAAAGTTATGGCTTTTTGTGCAAATCCTTTAAACTAAAGGGCATAAGGGAACACAAAAAAATTCAAATATGGATAAAAAATTACCTAAAAAAGGTACTCCAGGACGGAAAAAAATACATTTTACAGAGGAACAACTTTTAGAAGCTGAAAGATTAGCGGGGCTTGGTTTTTCTGAGGAGTCATTATGTAAAGCTGTTTTTGGTTGTTCTGTTAGTACGCTACAGCGCCGTAAAAAAGAATTTAATAATATTGACCAGTATATAAGGCGGGGAAAGATAAAAAGTATTGAAGCGGTAAGTTCAGCTCTTTTTGATTCCGCAACTGGTAGAAATGGGCGCGATCCATCCGTGAGCGCTCAAATATTCTTTTTAAAGAACAAAGGAAAGGAAGCGGGCAATCCGTGGGCGGATGTTCAGCAAGTAGAAAATAATATTAACCTTTCAGATATTATCTCTAGCGCTAACGCTAGAATAATAGATCACAAGCCCGACGCGCTAGCGCACGACGCGCCCGCGCTCGACATTAAACAAATAAACAAGGCCACGAAGTCATGAGAGCTTGCTGTAGGGATTTATTCTTCTCCCTTGTACCTTCCTACACACCGAGCGCGCGGAAGCTCACAGCGCCACTCTCCGCGCTTCTCATAGCGCGCTCACCTTTTGCGCGGATGCGCGGATGATTAGCAAATGACCCCCCCTTAATTGTGCGGTATGTAGTATGTATATATAAACTAATGAACTAATTTTTTTTAATTTTTTTTTAAATTTTTTTTATGAAATATAAAGCCGAAGACGAAAAGAGATTGATGACAGAAATATGGTCAGTCAATGTAAAAGACGATCCATTAAACTTTGTTAAGTTTGCTTTCCCTTGGGGAATGAAAGACACCCCCCTCGAAGACTTTAAAGGCCCGCGTAAGTGGCAGGAAAAAATTTTACGAGAAATGACAATCCATATTGCTAGAAATGGCACTAGGGATTTACCAGAGATGTTTAGAATGGCTGTGGCTTCAGGTCGTGGTATTGGTAAATCTGCTTTGGTTGCATGGATTATTCTTTGGATGTTATCTACAAGACTGGGGGCTACCATCATAGTAACCGCTAACACCGAACAACAGCTTAGAAGTAGAACTTGGGCTGAACTTGGTAAATGGATGACTTTATCAATTAACTCTCATTGGTTTCACAAGACCGCAACAACAGTCAAACCAGCGCCTTGGTTTCAAGAGGCGCTAGAGCGCGACCTCAAGATTGATACTGGTTATTACTACGCGCAGGCGCAACTATGGTCAGAAGAAAATCCAGATGCCTTTGCGGGTATTCACAGCTCCTACGGGGTCTGCTTAATCATGGATGAGGCTTCGGGTATACCTTCGCCCATCTACAGCGTATCCGAGGGTTTCTTCTCTGAACCAACATCCAATCGTTACTGGTTTACTTTCTCCAACCCGCGCCGAAACACAGGCCCATTTTACGATTCCTTTAATAGCAAAAAGCGCTTTTGGCAGAATGTGCAAATCGACTCGCGCACAGTCGAAGGCACTGACCAAAAACTCT